CCACTGGTCAGTGTGATGTTTAAGTTTCCTGTTGCGGTATTTGCCTGCGAGAAGTCATCATGACCCCATGTCCCTGTCTGATAAACATTCAATACTGGCACTGCTGCCTGGCCGGCCACCTGTCTGTCGATGCTCAACTTTCCTGCTGTCGCTCCTGATGTAGGATCGAGAGACCATTTCACCGAAGAAATTGTTGCGCCAATGACGTTCTCCGTTTGGGAGAAGGCCGACAATTGGGATAGATTGATCGTTGTCCTGGCCAAAGCATCAACGATCTTTATGACTGAGGGCCCCCTGAGTTTATTGACGATTTCGTATGGCATGATTTTACTCCTCGTGAATTCCGTAAGCTTTGCGTTTTCTCATCGACTGTTTTCTCTTGCGAAGCGTTTGCTGCATATGCGCTTTGCGCTTTCGTGCCGCTCTGCGTTGCACGATCCTCATGTGAATCCTCTTAGCCGCCGGGATTCGGGTGATCTTCCCATGTCTCAGGGTGAACCCTTTCACCGCGGATTTCCGAATCATGCGTTGTATTTTACCTTTGCGAATACGGCGGCGAATGAGGACCGTGCGGCCCTGTCTCATTCTATTCCCTTCGGTAAACATTGATTCGGCAATCACTTTTCGCAGCACCGATAATTTCTTCTCAACAATCTGGTTGAGCGATGCGGTAATCAGGCTCTTGGCATCGAGAAATCGTCCCTCGGCGACAAGGGCAACAGGATTCATTACTTGACCTGCTTCCAGGCAAAATCGAGCATCTTGGCGAACTGAGGCTTGGAATGTTCTAGATGATCGGCAAATTTCTGTCGGTTATCAGGATGCAAGGACTGATGGACTGTCAATAAGGCATTGGCCGTCTGTGGATCAATTTTTGTTTGTGTGCCATCCTTGTGGTATAACGGTGTCGAAGTCTTGAAGGCCACGACTTTCTTGAGATGACTGATAGCATCCTCAGCGATGACTGCTTCCTTGACCGTGTCTTTCGCTCGGCTCTTGGCATCATTGCGTTCAACCTTTTTCCCCATCATGCGTAGAATGTGTTGTCCTTTGCCGGCAGACATGGAGCCTCGCTTGGCAAATTCTTTGCGCCAAAAATGATCCTTGGACGCGGTCGATCTTGCATTATTATAATGAGCATCGGCCATCCTCTTCTCATAGGCCGCACCAGCAGTCTTGAGGGAGATTTCGTTCAATTCAACAGATTCTCCCATTCTATTCACGCGCTCGGTGGATAGGCGTTCATTATGGACAATGGAATCATACGGTACTTTGTAATGATAGCCATACTTTCCACCGTGTGGTTCTTTGCGATGGATCGTCACATGATCGTCCCCAAGCTTGACGATCTTACCGCGCTTGTGAATATTTCCCGAAGGCGTACCATAGGAGACCATATCACCGACCTGATGGCCAGCATTCTTATCAAGATCCTTCGCCAGCCCACCGAGGCTGCGAAATAAATCCTCTGGCTTGATGAGTGTGTTGGCTTCTTTGAGTGCCACAGGTGTAATCACGGTTTCGTCAGCCTCGACCCCACCATACGGGATGCTGAAATACTGGCCGAGCTTGTCATTAAAGTACAACGCAACCATCACATTATTGGGGAACTGTCGAATGGTCTTGCGTCGGAGAATCAGAATGTTGGGAGGCATGGAATGTGCCGGAACTCCCACATGCTCTGATATCTCGGTACGAAAAGTCGTAAATTCTTTCAAGGGTCGTCGTTCCTTTTTATCCATGTTCTCGTTGTCTAGTTCTTTCTTGGCTTTCGCAGAACGTACTGATGCCTCAAGTTCTCGTTTAGCTTGAAGTGAACGCTTGGCAACCGCTTCATCCGAAAACGCATCAGACGGATTCATTAGACACCTGGTTCACCCGCGTTTGCGGCGGCATAGAAACGCTTATGATCGAAGCGTGGGTTCTGTGCCTTGAAAATACCCGCGTGATGAGCGGCGAGTTCCTTGCGTTTGGCAGCATCGGGGTGTGACTTAATCACATCCGCGACTTGCTGGAAGTGCTTGCGAGTTGGCTGTTCGTCTAATTGCTCAGCTTCTTCTCTCATGGCAGATTTGCCCATACGGAAAGGCACCTTGATCTTCTGAGACTTGGGGGCGCTGTAGGACTTGTGAGCAGGAATCACCTTGACCTTACCCCCTCGCTTCTTGAAATCTTCTACGGATTCGAATTCTTCCTGTACAAGTTCTTCTGACAAAGCATCAGCACTTGGGGCAAACAATGACTTAGCAATATCCTGCTTGTGTGATTGGAGGGCATCAGCAATGCGGGCCCCCAATAGATCGTTGATGATCGTGGTAGCCTCACCTGGTTGTTCATTGGCAACGAGTGTAATTACGTCACCGATTGCGGCAAAATCTTCATTCATATTGACTCCTTGTTTCTTATCTTTGGCTGCTTTGTCAAGGTACTGCTTGGCGGATTTTGAACGGATATCAGCCGCGAGTGCCCTGGACTCTTGTGGTGTTCTCATCGCGTTCTCCTAATCTACCGATGTTATTGCTATTTATGTGTTTCTTAACGTCGCTTACCGAGGAAACTCCTCTCCACGGAACGGTCGAGTCCTGGAGTATTTGACCCTTGTGGCTGCTCACCTGTGTCCTGTGTATTATCTTCTGGTGGAGGAGCAAGTCCCGGTTGTCCTGGCATGGCACCTCCTGGTGCACCACCCGGTTGTCCTGGCATTCCCCCCGGAGGTTCCATCCCTGGTGGAGGAGGTAGAGGCAACTCGCCACGCTTGGTTTCCTCGTCAATTTCGTCGGCAATCTCCTTGATGTCCTCATCGCTCTGGTGTAAGACATGACGCTTGACCCAGGTGTTTGAATAGTAGATACCAATAAACGGCTGCACCTGTGCCAAGAGGGTCACACGCTCACGAGTCAATTCAGCATCACGCATTTCAGAAAAGTTGTTGTCACTCTTGAAGTCATAGGAAATGTCTTCTCGGAAGGTTTCCCATTCATCCAAGGAACACACTCCTGTCAGCACCATGTGCTGTCTAAGAGCTTCATCAAAGAGTCGTGCAAATTTGTTACGGAGTCGATGAATGAATTTGTTGAACTTGACCTCATCACGAGTGATTTCTGCGACTCGGCCGAGACCAACCATGCCTCCACCAGCCTGTTGTGCATCCAGTCGACCGATTGGCACATTGAGCGACTTATAGAGTTTCTTCTGGAAGTATTCCACGTCTTCCATATGTCCAAGGTTTTCTCCACCAGGCAGTGTGGTGATTTCTGTACCCTTGGAACCTTCACGGCGGGGCAACCAGAAATCTTCCAACATGGACATATGTTTGCGTTCATCGCGCAACTCACCGGTATTTGCATCATAGACGAGTTTGTTGCGGTACTTCGTCATAATGTCTTTGAGGTACTGTTCGGCTTTCAACTTCGGGAGTGTACCGACATCGATGTAGAATATGCGGCGTTCTGGTGCGCGGGACAAACGGTAAATGACAATGGCATCTTCGATCATACGGAGTTGGTTCAGCGGCTTGATGGCTTTGTGCAACCATCCAATGACCATCGTAGACTTGGCATCAAGCAATCCCGAAGGCACAAAGACAATGGCATCCGTAGCAATACGAGTACCCTGATTGACCGAGGCAGTATAGGACTGCGCGGTTAACCCACGATCATTGAACACATAGTATTCTGAAATTGCCTTAATGAATTCTACGCCTGTCTTAGGGTCACGATCTTTGAGGATTTCGCGTACTTTACGGATCTTACGAGGATCGATATAACGGAGTTCGAGCACCCCCTCTTTTGGTTTGGCTTTGTCAATCACGACCTGAAAATAGAGTCGGCCGTCCACGTACCATCGCTTAAACAAGTCCTCACCAAGGTCTTGAAACGAAAGCATCGACTTGATTTTATCAAAACCTTCTGTAATTTTCTTTTTGACAGATGCAGGTGTGTTCAGTTTGTCGAGGTTGATGGTGACGGTTTCACCATCATCGTCTTGGGTGACCGCTTCGGTGATGATTTCTTCAATCGCTTCAGAGCATTCCGGGTGCAGGGACATTTCGCGGTAGCGGGTAATGAGTTCCAGTTCATTACGAACGGAACCTTCCAAATCTACATATGTCCCGTAGTAGGCACCTTGGGTAATAGTAACGGCCCCATCGTCAATCTTCTCTTGAGGAATGACAAGGGTCTGTTTATCGGGATTTTCGACTTTGGTAACGTCAGATGTTTTGCCGAGAGAATAGCCAAAGAGGGACCATGCCATTATGTTACCACCTTCGTTGTATGTTGGTTTTCATGATAAAGTCACAAGGGAATGAAACGGGGGTCCCGAAGGTACCCCCAATCTCCATTAAACGATAACGGTGTTGTCCTTGGCGACAGAAGTAAAATACTGATAGGCCAGGGTCACTGAGAATTCTTCGATGGTGTCATTGGAACCCCAGTCTACATCGATCTGGCTGACATCGACCGGGAAGATACCTTCAAAGGTGTACTGCTTCAACACACCGCCGGTTTTTGCATATTGCTTAACGAATGCTTGTGTGGAATAGCCTAGAGAGTTGCCTGCCCAAGCATCACGGACGTTGGTGACATGACGGTTCATGCCATTCATCCACTTTTCAAAGGCATTGCGTACGGCGAAATCTTCGTCATTTAGAATCGAAAGGGTCCATTCAGGGAAAGTACGATTTCCGGCCAGCTTGGTTTCGCGGCCGAAGTAGAACACCGGTACGTGACCGATGGTCGATCCTGGCATTGAAGCCGTCTTGCACATGAAGGTCAACTTCCTTGCGGCACTCCCTGGATTGATAAAGGTTGGGAATGTCATTTGCACTTCAAACAGGTTTGGACGAGCACCGTCCCCCTGCATCTGTGATCTGAATTCGTATACATTAAACGGCATGTTCAGTCTCCTTAGTTACGCTTATTTAGATTAGAACTTTCCGACGATTTCATCGAAGCTGACACCCGTTCGCACAGCCACAAAGTTCAACTGGATGTAGTTGATGCTTCGGGCAGGCTTGATGTAGATATCACCCACAAAGCGGTTGCTGTCAATCACTTCAGGAGTGTTGTTGGTTTCGTCGGCGACCACGCGGTAATCGAAGATACCTCGGCGTCCCTGCACATCACGAAGGAATGGACTGACCATCGCAATGAATCCCGCTCTGGTGAATTCATCGTTGAATTCGAACAAGCTGAACTTTGAGGCACGGGCAATCGCCTTCTCCAAGACGATGAAGAGTCGGCGCACATTGATTCGGTCGAATGCACTTGGTTTGCTCAACAGAGTCTTATCTCCATAGAGCACCGTTCCGTCCCCAGGGAAAGTGGCCACCGGGTTGACCCCGTTCTTGTATAAGGTGTCACGTTCTGCCTTGGTTGGGTTCCATGCCAACTTTACCACATTCTTGATCTGTCCTCGATCAAACCCTGCTGGCGAGAACCAAGGGTCACGAGTGGTATCGGTGCGAACACAGAGTCCTGCAATGTCGCCATTCAACGGAAGGTAACGGTAGGTATCCGCGTACTTATCGTACTGGTACTTCCAGTTACAATCCATGAAGGCATAGCTGGATGATGGAAGTGAGTTGCGATACGTTACAACGGAGTCTGCTTCCAGCCCCACATTATTGACACATGATGCGCGTGAAGGACTGACAAAGGCCACGCAATCTCTGCGAGCCTCTGCAAGATTATTGATAACATACAGGGAAACTGTTGCGTCCGCTTCTCCTGTGACCAAGAGGCTAACGTCAACCACGTCTCCGTTGACATACAAATCCCATGCTCGCTGGAAGTCTCCTGTGGTAACAGTTTGGTCACTTCCACCTGTGAGGCTCAAACGCTGTGCCACGGTCACGTCCGTATAGGTCGTTCCGGTCACTGGATTTCCCCAATTGGTGCCAAGAGGATCGTGGTCCCCAAAATAGACCCACTTTGATTCACCGAATAATACCACTGGGTAGTAAATCGATGAGCCATCATTGGACTTGGCATCGATACCCTTTGAGAGGAATGGATATTTTTCAAGGACAGTTCCAGGTGTGAGTGTGATACCCCCATCTTCATCCAAGACAATAATATGGAGTTCGTCGTTCGCGCCACTCTTACCTGCCGCATAAGCAGAAGTTCCCGGCGCAGAATCGAACTGATCGGCATATTCCCACTTGCGAAGGATCATGGTTGGAGCGGTAATTGCAACAGTTAAGGCTGCTGCTAACACAATCGCGGTGGCATTAGCAGACGCGACCTGGAGATAAGGATTTGTACCCAACTTGACATAATCACCTGGGCGAACATAAGGAGCACTGTTGCCTGTCGTACCAACTGTGGTAGCTCCAATACTAGCAGCATTCGCGGTCGAACCTGCTTGTAGGGTCGCGTTGCTGGAAAATACGTTGGCGCTTCCGCAAACGGATACTTTCAAGTTGTTTCCGAGGGCACCTGGGTAGCGAGCGGCAAAGGAACCAAAGTCCCCCTGTCCTGTGTAATAGTTCAGTTCGTAGACATCTTCATTCTTGATAAGCAATGGTGCTGCTGTGGCAGTGTTCGCCACGGCATTCTTTGAGGAACTGTTGGCCGCACGAGTGTTGCGAAGTTGGTTGCCATATGCCAAAAAGTTGGCGGCCGAGAAGAATGAGACAAAGGTGTTGGAATCTGGCTTGCCAAAACGATCTGCCAGCTTCACTTCCGTATCTACCAAGAAGCGAGTTTCGACTGGACCCCAGGTGAACTGACCGACGTGCGCTCCTGCACTGGTCGAAACGGTCGGAACGACGGTAGTGAGATCGACTTCAGTGACATTGACACCGGCGGATAGTTGAAATGACATATTAGGCTCCTTACATGGATGATGGTGCGGTTACGAGATCAAAGGGATTGAATCTGTATTCGTTCAGTTATTTATGAATTTGAGGATTTCTAGAGCCCATTGAGGCTTCTGGCATATTTTGCCATGAAGTTCATCATTTCTTGAGGGTCCATGCCTCGTGATTGCACCCACAAGTCGCCATCCTCGACTATAAACGGGTCTTCCAGTCCAGTATCGATGATACCGAATGGGACAAGATCATCGTCCACCATCGCCGTCTGCTCTGTTTCAAGTGCTTTGGCAATATTGAGACTGGACCCTTGAGCTTCGCGGAAGTATTTTTGAGTGACAAGCCATGCGAACATGACCAAACACATAGCTAAGTCGTCATGTTTGCCTTCTTCCGCCTTATAGGTTTGTAATTGCTGGGTGAATGTGCTGAGTTCAGAGATGGTTTCGAAATCATGAATTAAGAGTTTATTCTGTTCAAGCAAGGCCTTAAGGTTCAAACAGCCGATACGCTTGACGGATTCGGTCATACGAAGTCCAAGGCGCACCCCTTTCTTGTAGCCGCCGGCAACTTTGGCCCCTGTTTTCTGGGACGACTCCAATTTGAAAATATTCTCATATTCCAAATCATAGTGTAGCATATCCACGATCTGTTGCCCGTTGTCGTTGATTTCAATGAGGACGAAGGCGCGATTATACTTGATCGCAGCATTGTAGATCATGTTTGGGAACACCATCGGCGCAATCGATGAACTATGATATTCGGCCACGCCACGGTACGGTATCTGAGAAATGTCAATCACCCAGAAGGCACTGGCATCCTGGTCGAGGCCTCGTGCAGGGTCGACACAAATGACATACGCATGATCCTGTTGTGGGTGCTCGAAGACATTCCAACCACCGTCATTGATGATGGGATTTTTCTTGTTCAGCACCATAAGTGCAAGAGTCGCTCCTGAGATGAGTGTGTCGGACGATCCCAAGAATTCGCACAATACTTCCTGTCGGAATTTCTGTTCTCCTAGTGTTCGGCGTTGTTCTTCGAACCATGCCAAATCTCTATCAGGTACCTTATTCCACGCATATTCAACAGGCACAAAGTCATTCTTGCCGCTCTTGGCATCCGCCCAGAACTGGCAATAGTGATTGAGACCCTTCGGGGTGCTGGCCATGAGGATCTTGGTTTCTTTACCAGACGACAGGGTTGGGAAAGTTGAGGTAAAGAATTCTTCAGCGATGTTGTTCGGAACGTGGGCAAACTCGTCCATGAACACCATTGAGAGTGAGTAACCTCGGATGGCGCTGGAACTGGTTGCCGCGGCAAGAATGCGTGACCCGTTTTCTAAGGTGATCGAACGCTTATTCCATTCTACAATGCCTTGTTGCATATAGGAAGGAATGTTTTCATACATGAGTTGAATACGATTGAGGATTTCCTGTGCCATCGGGGCTTTGTTCGCCAAAATCGCACAGACTTTGTGACTCTGGAAGAGGATGTACCAGATGAAAAATGCCGCCGTTGTGGTTGTCTTGCCCATCTGACGTGGCAACTTCACAATCACTTTGCGCTCGGTGAAGTAGGTTTCGATAATCTCTTCCTGGAAATCGTACATTTCAAACGTGATAATACCGCGGTCGACGTGGACGATCTTGCAGTAGGTCTTGATAAAATAAACCGGATCAATGGCGCATTTGCTCCATTCATCGACTTGTTCTTGGGTAAATTGTTCTTTGACACCTACACGCTTGAGGCGTGGGTTCTTGAGATAAAACCGTTCCTTAACTGGTTTAATCTTGAAATTCTCTTTTGGCTTTTTAGGTGTTTTTGTTGCGACAGCCGCCATGTGAGTCCTTATACATTATCTGTGCTGATTGCTTTGGCTTCGATGATACGAAGTCTTTTCTCATCACGCTTCAGCTTGATGGCTTCCTGTAATTCCATTGTCGACCCCACGAATACAGCATTTTCAATATGTACATTACCTGTGAGGGCCTCAGGTTCAACAATCGACAATTCCTGTTGATGGACACTGAGCAAGTCCTGATTGAGTTCTGCCATTGTTTTGAGCATGTTCGCCGCAACTTCATAGGCGCGTGGTGTCTTGAGTTCGCGGGCGAGCGCAAGCAATTCTGTAATCGCCTGAGTGCCCTGAGCAATCATTAGACGAACATTTGTACGAGCTTCAAGGGCATCCTCTGAGACAGAATTGTTCTCACTGGCAGACACATCAGGAATGGCAACAACAGTATTTGCAGATTGTTTAGGCAGATCGGGCATGTCGAGGTCAAGGATCTCAGATAAATTTGCCATGATATAATCTCCTACACTAGGGTATCAGGAAACTCCGTGATAAAGGTGGTGTACCCATAATCGGTGAATTGATTTGCGGTGATCGGTTTCTGGTAAATACGAATCTCCACTTCCTTCTCATTGACGGTTTCTAGGCGTTGCACGGTCCAATTTGCAGCCGATTCGAGACCCCACACCTCATCGTTCGCACGAAGCACTCCGGTCATGGCCGAGAGATATAGTGTATTGGTGTTGTTGGCTTGACTCCAGATGAGCACGGTGCCTGTGATTCCACGAGCCGGTGAACGGATAGGTTCATTCTCTCTGAACGCGATGCTGCCGCCGTTGACCACAACTTTCTGTATCACTTTGTTATTGATATCGTCATAGATATTCACATAGACGCCCCCGGTGACCACAGCATTCGCATTGGCTACGTTGGCAGATACCCCCACGATGATTGCACTATTGCTCACAGGTCCAAAAATCCACCCCTTGAGCGTAAATTCAAAATCCCATGTAATCAGTCGCGTACCATCGGCGAAGGCACCTTCATAGTCGATCTTCTCACTGACAGACTTGAGGATGATCGGAATATCCTTAATGATATCCAATTCCTGAGAGACAGTGGCAGAGATTGTGTAGTCGGGCATAAAGAATGGGAGAATTTGTTCAACGATCTGCAATCCATCTTCGATGTTTCGCACATAACAGGAAAGCACAAAATCAAATTCATACGGGATACCCACATATCCCGACTGTGGGTGTGAAGCATCCAGAGGATTAGTTACACGATGTCGAATAGTGGATTGTTGCTTACGAGATTGGTCATAGCGAAATCCCATCATCTCGAAGGACATACGAGGTAGAGTGGTTGCAATCGACTTCGTAAGTGTTGGATCGCTATAGAGTCGTGTGACAAACTTCTCTTTCGGCGCATAAGAAATTGGGCATTTTTGCCGTTCTTTCTGCGCCCGATCTGCGGTTTCTCGCACAATGAAGATGTCATTGAACAGTGACCCAAAAAGAGACACATACTTACGAATGGTTTGATGATAGAAAGGGTTATGTCCTAACATTATGGATTTCCAAACGGATTACTTTCATCGAAGTCTAATAAGGCATTCGATTCAGTTTCGATAATCTTGTTGTCCACTTGATCTTCAAATTGTGTATCTAACGGAGTATTTGTATCGACACTAGCCATGATCCATGTGGCGCCACTGTTTGCACCCTTGACGTTGGCAGTGTTGGAAAACAATCCATTAACCAATGCGATACTCAGGGTACTGTTGCCAGAATCCCAGGTATGTGCCGTTCCAAAGGCATTGGCCAGTGCAAGATTAGCACCTTGATAGACCAACTCATTGTTCGCCACATCGAAGGTACCGGTACCGCCTGCTGTCAATACTAAGTTTGTGAGTTGATAGGATTCCAATATCTGATCGTCCACTTCATCCGTTCCGGTTTGAATCTGCTCATTCGAGAAGACGAACTGCTTCAGACGCAACGCATAGACATAGACGTTGCCGCCTCGACCACGGCCCAAGGTGTAAAACATGGCTTGGTTGTTTTCGTGTTCGACAAATGTAATCTCCATGAAATTCTGCACGAGAGGAATGTAAATCAAGTCCCCTTCTCGCGGCCGCGCCAATTCTGGAATGGTGAACTGAAAGCGCCGGCGACTGACCAACATGGTCATTTCGTCACGAATTTCTAACCCGAACTTACTAATGAGGTCGCCTTCCCCCTCCATACCACTGACATTTTCCAAGTACATTTCAATAGTGTAGGCACGATCAAAAGTCTTGAGTTGTTCTTCGCCCATCAATCGGTCAATCTGGTCCCTCGACTCACGAGGGAGATAATATACATCCATGCCATGAATTTTGTTGGCTTCGATTACCAAGTCCTCGACCAACAATTGTTCGTTGGTGATTTGTTGTGGGAAGAAGTTGAAAAACTGATTAGTTGACATTCTTAAGAATCCTTGTGGCTACGGGAAGACACACAATTGTAATACTCTCGATACCTGCGGCCCCTCGTTGTTCAAACTCCTTGGCTGACTGAAGCGAAACGACTTTGGCAATCTCGATACATTTCTCTCTGTCTTTGTATTCATCGATGACCACAAAAGCACTGACATTAGGATTGGTTGTAGCCACAATAGCCCACATAATCCATGTGGTGATAAGCGTAGTCATTAGGAAAATGAACTGCCGCAGCCACACGTAGTCTTGGCTTGAGGATTCTTGATCTGAAATCCCGAACCATTCAGTGAATCGGTGTAATCTACCTCGGCACCCATAATCATCGGGGCACTCTGAGGATCGACCATCACCTTCACCCCATCCTTTTCTATGACCGTATCATCTTCGTTAATTGTAGGTTCCAACTTCATACCGTAACTATACCCTGAGCAACCACCCCCTTTGACATAGACTCTGAGCCCCACGGCGTCTGGGTCCTCAGCCATGAATGCCTTGATCTTCGATGCTGCGGCTTCTGTCACGGTTATCATACTGTAACCTCCTGTTTCTTTTCGTAGTCTGCTAACGCGGCTTTGATCGCGTCCTCTGCTAATACCGAACAATGAATCTTCACTGGGGGCAAATTCAATTCTTGAACAATATCGGTATTCTTAATCTTTGTGGCTTCCTGAATGGTTTTTCCTTTGAGCCATTCGGTGGCAAGACTAGAACTGGCAATCGCGCTTCCGCATCCGAAGGTCTTAAACTTGGCATCGACAATTGTGCCGTCCTCTACCTTGATTTGGAGCTTCATCACGTCCCCACATTCTGGGGCCCCAACCATTCCAGTACCAATAACTTTTAGTGTCTTGTCGAAACTCCCCATATTGCGGGGATTATTGAAGTGATCGATGACTTTTTCAGAATAGGACATTAGTGCACCAAGAGATACGTGCCAATGACATCCTTGCGGGTTGCACTGTCATCACCGTGTCCAGACCATACCAGGACATTCCAATGAGGAGTCGGGCCCAGTGGTTTCTTCATCATTTCGTCGTAGGTGATAATGGTACTGACATCCGAAATCGCATACTTATGGGCCATGCGGTGTCTGAATTCATCGAGGGCCTCGGCATCTCTAAACTGCATACGACCTTGGGCATCCTTAATCAGCGTGTTCCCTTTACGGGCAATCAAATCATAGAACAAATCTTTTGGTACTACACGGCTATGCTTTGTTTTGGCAAAATCCACCAGTTTCTCTTGGGAAGGTTGCGCCCCTCCACTGAAATTGAAGAGGAAATTGCCAGGTTTGTTAGAAGCCTGAGCGACTGCGGCAATCTTGGTATACGCATAAAATTCGACGGCCGGGAACCGACGGGCAACATCGAAGGCAACTTCCATATACTCAGGGCTAAAGAAGTCTCCGGCATCGTGCCAACGGAGCACGACCTTCGTACCCTTCTTAGTGTATTTACGCTCAGCATCAGCCAATTCGCTACTCAGCATATGTTTGAAACCATCAGGATCATTGAGCAAGAAGTTAAGGACGCGAGTGGTGCCCAAACTAGATGCAGGATATTGAATATAGCCACCCTTCATCGCATAACAGAACGTCTTACAGACACCGGCGCCGGGACAGGTATCCACAATGACAAATTCTCCTGTTTTTTCATCTACCGCCAGTCCTTTGAGAGCTGGCAATCCTACGTTAAAGAAGATGCTGCTGGTTCCATCAGAATGCTGCATCTTTTCGTTCTGCTTGGTGATACGTTTCGGTCGTTCGGTCACTGCGGCCCTCAGCTTGTCCAGATCATACTCTTGACCATGTTCGCCCTTGATTTCAATATTGCTGCCATGAATATAGGGCTTGGCATATTTTTCAAGTTTCCCTTTCGTCTTATCCTTGACACGACCCAGGTACCCTTGTAATTCATCATGGGGAAAAGGATGTGTTGTCGCCCCTAACGGATTCCACATTTCTTGAAGAGAAGTGGTCTTGAGGAATGTGTCGAGACTGATGACCGACAAGTTGTTTTTCTTCTTGCCGGGCCCACCCTCCGAGATGAAGTGACGGAATTTTCTGAGTGCCATAGTTACCCCACAAGGAAGTCGGATTGGAGAGTGTTTTGTGTTAAGAAGTCTGCCTTCATTTTTTCAAGTTCACGTTCGGCTTCATCGTAAATGATCTGACCATTCAACGTGATTCCTCCAGGCATCTGGATACCTGAGAACTTCTTCATGTTATTGCCCCATTGACGCTTTATCAATACCGTACCCAAATCTTTCAGCACACGGTCTCCCCACACGTCTGCATTCCCAGGAATGTATGCTGTGGCTGCGGTTTCTGTCGTGGAGAATGTGGTGGACACATTCATACGCGCATTGGAATCCACCGAAGTGACGCGAGTGGTGATTGATCCATTCGCCGTAACAATGACGATTTCCTCATCCTTGCTTACCACACGATCAAAGGTAGTCCCTGTTCCCACAACCTGTGTAGTATTGGCCGTGACACTCATGGTGCCTTCAAAGTTGATAATGTCGGGATTGATTTTGCCATAGCACTCAAGGATAATATAGGTGCCTACGGCCACATCTTGATTCCAGTCGGTATCAAGGAATAGTCGGTTCTTGTGTCTGTGGAAGCGCATTTGTGGTGTGCCCGCAAACAACAGGCTCAAAGTTCTCAAATGCTGCATCGTGATTTCATAACTGACATACGAGACACTGGTGAAGTCATACAAATCATGCAAACGGAGTTGGTAGCGCAGGTCGAACATATTTACCGAAGAGGAGGAGCCGTCGATATCCATGACGCCCGTGACCCCAATGATCTTTTCAGGAATAAGAATATAACGTCGAGCATGATCCTCTGCGGTCATCAGGTGCTTGAGGTAAATCTTCTCTGTGCCATCAAAATGATAGTCATACCAGAATTCGAGGGCTTCATCCACTCGATCATCAGCCTGGTCGTCATCGACATTGATTTCAATGACGGGGTGCCCTAGTCGGCGTTTACAATAATCGATGAATTGGCGACGGGTAATTGGTTCGGACATAAGGTTCCTTTATTAAAAAACTTCTGGCTTCCCAATCAATACTATCGGACTATGTTCCTGGACTATAAACCCCATTGCCGCGGCCCGTGAAACGGCCGCCTCGATAATAGATTTTCTCATGTTTTTTTCTGATGAATCAAATGGAACAACGGCGGACCATGAGGTTAGTCTATGAATATCTGGATTATTGGGGTTGTTGTCACTTCGACGAACATAAAAATCTCCAATGACCTCAAAGGAGGCTTCAGAGGAGGGCCCCTCCCACGGAGTAAGTTCGTTCACCACAATGACGATATTGCAATTTCCTGAAGGCATAGGTAAGTCTCCCTATTGTTTAAGCAACAACGGCTGTTGGAATTCCAAAGAAAACCTTAACATCAGAAGCTACTACACTATCATTGTTATTGGCGGCCGCCTGCTGCACTGCTGCAATCACCGCGTCACGAACCTGAATTGCATTTGAAGACCAAGAAATGGGTGCAGTGACCCATGTGCCCTCATTAGCATAAGGTTGTACATAGCATGTCCCATGTAACTGCATAGCATTGGCGGAAAATGGCAAAGGATTTGCTCCCCTGAACATGATTAGGACGAGTGACATGTGTAACTCCTTTGGAGAAAAGTAAAGTGCGCGAATCTATTTATGTATCCGATTCAGTCCAACAAATACGATAGGTATGTGTCTGACCTGCCACAAGTGCTACTCCGGCAAAATTCACAGCAAGCACCTGGTTGGGCCCACGCAAGGTGATAAATTTATCCAAAACACTCTGGGTACTCCAAGGCAAGATTTCTTTCCCCGCTTCTTTGACAATACCCGCAAAGTTACCAGCCACTCCCACCAGCACAGGTGAAGCCCAACGGACGACATTGATATTTCCGAGTGAGTTACCTAAGACCGAAGGGTTTGCGGTGTAGTGGCCAGCGATTGCGGTAGGAGCATCCACACTATCCATCGATAATACCCCAGGGGTAATAAACGTCCCCCCGACATTATCAGAGTTCCGTTTAATCACAAAAAATTGCTGCGAGCCTGCGGCTGTATTGGTGGTACCCAAATAAATTGAATAGACACGCACCACTTTGAATGCACTGCCTATAATTCTGAGCATATCGGTTGGAGAGGCCGCAGGCGTAAAGGTGGTGCTAATTGCGAATGTCGAGGCCGATTGACGTGCTACAATGCGCCCTAATGCGGTGTAGTACGA